GCGGCGACGCCCTGGGCAGCATCTCGCCCTCGCCCGTCAGCAGCCACGTCATGTTCACCCCAGTACGCGCGATGGCGGCGAGGGCTTCAGCCCCAGGCTTGCGCTGGCCTACTTCGTACCCTACAAGCGTCGCCTTTGATATCCCAGCGCGCTTCGCAAACTCCTCTTGCGTCAGGCCGAGCGCACGACGCCAAGCCTTGATCCTTTTATGAAGCTCCATGTCGCACTTCTGCTCTGAAAGTGCGACATCGCGAAGTGCGACACCGCGACGTGTCGCACTTCGAATAAGTGCTTGTGAAACAAGCAGATTTCGAAAGCATCGCCATTTTTCAAAGTGCGACGAAGTGCGACACGAAAAACTTCGTCATTCGACTATTGACATCGTCGTTCGACAAACTTATATTCCACATCATTGACCGAGTTTATACAAAACACTGGTCACATGACAAAGACGCGCTCGATCAAAGAAATTCGAAATGACTTTGAGCGCCGCGGGAAAACATTCCGTGACTGGGCACGCGAGCAAGGTGTGTCAGAAAGGATCGTGTACGGGGTGATCCACGGGCGGTTCAAGGGACGCCGCGGTCAGGCACACCGTGTGGCGGTCTTATTGGGCCTCAAAGACGGGATAGTCGAATGACTAACTGCACCATCGAGCAGATCGCTGCAGCGATCTGCTCGTCAAAGCGGTCTGCCGAGCGGCGGGCCAAGCGCGAGAGCTGGCCCTACACCGAGCAGCCGGTGCGGGGCGGGCGCAAGCGCTACTACCCCATCGATTCGCTGCCGCAGGAGATCAGGGAGCGGATCATCACGCACCGGATCCTGACTCAGCCGACTCCGTCGAACCCTCCTGGCAACGCCGGCGCCGCGCCCTCACGCGCGGCTCTTCCGCCCGATCAGTCAAAGGATTCATGCGCCCCGGCCGGAGGCGCCGAGTATCCGGCCAACTCCTCCTTCAGTGGCGCCGGCGAGACGCCGGCTTTGCCGCCGGGCGGCGATTCGCCATCGTCGCCCGGCGGCGTTTCTTTTGCGGCACCTGCGCGACCCCGCCGGGCCTACGACCGAAACGCCCTGTGGGACTGGTTCGCGCGGCGTCCGCAGTCGATCCAAGAGGAGGGCAAGCACCGGGCTGAGATCTGCCTTCGCCTACGTACGCTGATCGACGCGGGGCTGCGCGCCCGGCGCGCGATCCGCGAGGTCGCGCGCGCGAGCGGCCTGCCCGAGTCCACCCTGCGCCGCTGGTGGTACGGCGACGGCCGCCTCCTGGGCGCGGCCCATGTGCACCCGGGCGACTACGCCCCGGCGCTCGCCCCGCGCTATGCGGGCTGCCTGCAGTGGGCCGAGATGAGCCCGGAGGCCTGGGAGTGGATCAAGGCCGACTGGCTCCGTGCGGAGCAGCCGGCGCTCAATGCCTGCTACCGGCGGCTCCTCTCAGCGGCCGCCGAGCATGGCTGGGAGATCCCGAGCTACGCCACCGTGGCGCGCCGCATCGAGGCGCTGCCATGGCAGATCGTGGTGCTCGCCCGCGAGGGCGAGGAGGCGCTCAAGCGCCGGCTGCCGCACGTCAAGCGGCTGCGCTCCACGCTGCATGCGCTCGAGGCCGTCTGCGCCGACGGCCACACCTTCGACCTGCGCGTCGAACTGCCGTCGGGATCCGTCGGCCGGCCGGTGCTGGTGGCCTGGCAGGACATCTACAGCGGCAAGATCCTCGCCTGGCGGGTGGGCGAGACGCTCAACCAGCATCTCGTGCGGCTGTCCTTCGGGGACCTCGTCCAGCAGTACGGCGTGCCGGAGCATGCCTTCCTCGACAACGGCCGCGAGTTCGCCAACAAGTGGATGACGGGCGGCGCGCCGACGCGGTTCCGCTTCGCCATCCGCGACGACGACCCGGTCGGCATCTTCGGGCTGCTGGGCGTCACCGTGCACTGGACCACGCCCTATCACGGCCAGGCCAAGCCGATCGAGCGGGCATTCCGGGACCTGTGCGAGGACATCGCCAAGCACCCGGCCGCCTCCGGCGCCTACACGGGCAACAGCCCCGTGACCAAGCCGGACAACTACGGCAGCCGCGCGCTCAAGTGGGACGAGTTCGTGGCGCTCGTGGACGAGGGCATCCGCGCGCACAACGCGCGGACCGGCCGGCGCACCGAGACCGCCCGCGGGCGCTCCTTCGACGAGACGTTCGCCGAGTCCTACGGCCGCAGCGTGATCCGCAAGGCCAGCGCCGAGCAGCGGCGGCTGTGGCTGCTCGCCGCCGAGGGTGTCACGGTGCGCGAGACCGGACACGTGGCCATCGCCGGGAACCTGTACTGGGGGGAGGAGCTGGCCGCGCACGCCGGACGGCGCGTGGTGGTGCGCTTCGACCCCGACCGGCTGACCGATCCGGTTCACATCTACACGCCGGACGGCGCCTACATCGGCGAGGCGTCGTGTACTCAGGCCCGGTTCATGGACGCGCAGGCGGCCAAGGATCACGCGCGCGCCAACCGGCAGCGCATCCGCGCCGCGCGCGAGCAGCTCGCCGCCGAGCGCCGCATGGATGCCATCGCCGCCGCGCAACGGCTGCCGGCGGCGCCGCAGACGCATGAGCCTGCGCCGCCCGCGGCGGTGCGCATGATCGCCCCCCGCAGAAGCGGCGCGGACAAGCAGCAGGCCGATGCGATCGCGCAGGTCGACCGCCGCGTGATGGCGATGCTGGATGAGTGGGCCGCCGAGCGCAGGCGGCTCGGCACGGGGACTTGAAGGGTGCTTTGCGCCGCGCCCGACCGCGGCGCAAAGCGGGGTGCAACGACAAACGACGAGGAATCATGGCACAACTTGCAGTCATCGACAAGACCCAAGCCGCCGCCGATCGTGGCGGCGACGACATCCTGGCGCGCGTGCGCGCCGAGATCGAGCGGCGCGGCATCACGCAATCGCAGGCGGCCCGCGAGATCGGCGTCAGCCCGACCACCCTCACCCAGCTGCTCGGCGGGACGTATCCGGCCGACCCGGCCCGTCAGCTCGAGCGGCTATCGCGCTGGCTCGGCATGCAGGAGCAGGCGCGCACGCAGCCGCAGATGCCGGAGGCGCCGGCCTGGGTGGCGACCCCGACGGCCGACCGCGTGCTCGCCGCTCTGGGCTACGCGCAGATGGCGGGTGATGTGGCCGTCATCTACGGCGGGGCGGGCCTGGGCAAGACCACCGCCGTGCGCGAGTACGCGCGGCGCTACCCCAACGTGTGGATCGCCACCGTCAGCCCTGCAACGGCCGGCGTGGCGACATCCCTGGAGGAGGTGTGCATCGCCTGCGGCATGCGCGATCTGCCGCAGGGCGCGGCGCGCATGAGCCGCGCGATCGTCGCGCGCATCGCCGGCACCGGCGGGCTGCTCGTCATCGACGAGGCGCAGCACCTGACGGTGGCCGCGCTCGACGCCATCCGCGCGCTGCACGACGCCACGGGCGTGGGGCTCGCCCTCGTCGGCAACGAGCTCGTCTACGCCCGCATGACCGGCGGCTACCGCGCGGCCTACCTGGACCGCCTGTACTCGCGCATCGGCCGGCGGGTGCGGCTGAGCCGCGCCACCCGCGAAGACGTGGAGCGCGTGGCCGGCGCATTCGGCGTGCGCAACGGCGCGCTCGGGCTGCTCGCCGAGATCGGCGCGCGACCTGGCGCATTGCGCGCGGTCGTCAAGACGCTGCGGCTGGCGACGATGATGGCCGAGGGCGCGTCCGTCGAGGCGACGCACGTGCAGGCCGCCTGGCGCGACCTCGAAGGAGGTGCGTGATGCACGACGTCGCGCAGCGCCTGGCACGTGCGGCGGGAGCGCCCGTCTACATCGACGACGAGGAGACCGCATGAGACGCATCACAGACCCCGAATTCCGCTACGTGCCGGCGATCCGCACCGACATCCGGCGCACGATCGCGCGGGTGCGGCGCGAACTTGCCCGGCAGACGCCCGCGCATCCTGCCCCCTCGGACGGCTACTTGCCGCTGCTGCCGGCGCAGCGGAAGGTGCAACGGCTACTGGACGAACAGTGGCGCGCGGTGCGCCGCGCGCGTGGAGGACGATGATGACGACGATTGCAGACATCGAACGGCTGGCGCGCCGCTATGCGGAGGCCCGCGAGGCGCTGGCCGGCCGGGTGCAAAGTCTCGAAGACGAGGTGACCAGGCTGCGCAGGTCCAGCATGCCCGCGATCCGCCGCGCGCTGGCCACCGCCCAGGAGCGGCGCGAAGAGCTCGCCGCCGCCGTGGCGGCCGCACCGCAGCTCTTCGGGCGGCCGAAGACGGTCGTCTTCGCCGGCATCCGCGTCGGCTACCAGAAGGGTCGCGGCGCGATCGCCTGGGACGACGACGCGCGCGTCTGCGCGCTCATCCGCAAGCACCTGCCGGACCAGGCCGATCAACTGATCCGCGTGATCGAGCGGCCGCTCAAGACCGCGCTGGCGCAGCTTTCCACCGCAGACCTCAAGCGCATCGGTGTGCAGGTCGTCGACACCGGCGAGGAGATCGTCATCCGCCCGGTCGACGGCGATCTGGACCGCCTCCTGGAGCGGCTGCTCGCCGACACCGAACCCCTCGAAAAAAATGTCGCATGAGCCTTGGCATCCTGATCGCCGTCGTATGGATGGCCTTCGCCGCCGGCGTGCTGCTGGGGGCCCTGATGGCGATGTCCGCGCCACCTGAGACGACCGATGCGAGACGACCGATGAGCGCCGCGCCAGTACGTAACGACCTGCGCCGGCGGCTGATCGCGCTGGCGCACATGGCCGCGCAGCAGTGCGGGGCGGATGAGGCCACGCGACGCGAGGTGCAGCGCCGCGTGGCCGGCGTGGACTCGTGCGCGCAGATGGACATCGCCGCGCTGCAGGCGGTCATTCGCTACTGGCAGCGGCATGGTGCGCGCGTGACGCTGCCCGGGCCTCTGGTGCGGGCATCCGAGGAGCGTGCACCGCTGATCGGCAAGATCCGGGCGCTGTCGGATGCCAACGGATGGCCGTTCCCGCAGTACGCACTGGGCATCGTGCGGCACATGCTCGGACACGAGGTGCAGAGAATCGAGTGGGTCACGGCCGAGGTGCTGCGCAAGGTCGTCGCCGCAATGGTCTACGCCGAGCGGCGTCGCGCGGCGCACAAGCGGCCATGAACTACGCCCGCATCGACCGCAGCGACCGATTGCAGCGGCTGCTCGTAGTCCTGGCCGACGGCCAGTGGCATGGCACGCTCGACATCGTGCAGCGCGCGCGGATCTGCGCGGTGAACTCCGCGGTGGCCGAACTGCGCGCCAACGGCGTGCCGGTGCACTGCCGGCGCGCAGGGCGCGGCCGCTACGAGTATCGCGCCGACGTGCCACCGGGCATGCTCGCCAGCCTCGCGCCGGAGGCGCTGCGTTGCGGCTGAGGTGCCCGGTGTGCCATGCCGAGGCGTCGCTTGAGGCGTGGTCCGAGGATGACGCGGCGCGCGAACTGATGGCGCTACTTGCCGCATTGCCGGCCGAGCTCGGCCGTCCGCTGGTGGCCTATCTCGGGCTGTGGCGTCCGCAGCGCCGCGCGCTATCGTTCGACCGGGCGCTGCGGCTGGCGCGCGAAGCGCTCGAGCTGCACGCCGATGCGGCAGTCCTGGCCGATGCGCTCGCGCAGACGGTCGAGGCCATCGCCGCAAAACGCGACGCCGGCGATGCCCGCCCGCTGGCGAGCCACAACTATCTGCGGCGCGTCATCGAATCGACCTCCGCCCAGGCGCGTCCGTCGCCGGTCGTGCGACCGGCGCAAGCGGCGAGTCCGGCGCCACGGTCGGCGACGATGGACGCCCTGCAGCGGCTGCAGACTCTGAAGGATGCAGCAAAGGGCGCCTGAGCCATGGCTCGTCGCGGCGGTGGCCGCCGGCTTGCAGCGGCTCGTGCTGCTGCGCCTGGACGGCGCGCCCGCGGCCGATGCGATCGAGGGCTGCGCGCTTGCGTGGGCCGACGCGCTGGCGGCGCGAGCCGGCTGGATCGAAGCGCGCGACGCGCCCAGGCTGAACGAAGCGTTTCGCCGGCTTGCCGCGCACGCCGTGCGATGGCCGGCGCCGGCGATGCTGTTCGATCACCTGCCGCAGCCGCGGCCGCCCGAAGCGCTGGCCGCGCCGGCGCCCGATCCGCGCGAGCGCCAGCGGATCGGGCGTGCGCTCGGCGAGCTGCTGCAAGGGCTCAAGCGCATGGAGGCAAGCGATCGCCGCGCTGATTGATACCCTCGCCGCCGCCGGCGTCCCCGAGGCGGAAATCGACCGCCTCCTGGACAACTTCGGCGGGCTGCCGGTGTACGTGCCGCGATCCCTGTCCCAAGAACATGCGCTCGTGGCGCTGGCCGGACCCGCGGCCGCCGCCGTCATGGTGCGCATCTACGGCGGCGAGCGCGTCGTCGTCCCCATGGGTGCGGGCTGGCGCCGCGCGCGCATCGTGCGGCGCGTCGCGGAGCTGCGCGACGCCGGGCTGAATCACTGCGAGATCGCCCGCCGGCTGGGACTTCACCTGCGCCAGGTGCAGCGGCTCGCCGCCGAGGCGCGGGCGGGCGAGCCCAGCCGCACCGCCGACTCCACGCGGGGCTTGCTCGCCTTCGGCGAGGACTGACGACCATCGTCGCAGGCGCATCCAGGCCGCACCTGAAGCAGAGTGCGCCGGATGAAAGGCGCAATCCGGATGTCGATCGCGGGCCTGGGAGCCAGCGCGGCTGCCATCGCAATGATCGCGCTGCATGAGGGCTACTCGTCGCGCGCATACGACGACGGTGTGGGCGTGCAGACGGTCGGCTTCGGCAGCACGCGGCACGAGGACGGCCGTCCCGTCGCGCCGGGCGACACGGTGACGCCGCCCCGTGCCGTCGTGATGCTCGCCGTCGGTGCCGACCGCATCGCCCGCGAGCTTGCCGCGTGCATCGGCGACGTGCCGCTGGCGCCGCACGAGTGGGATGCCTTCGTCTCCTGGGCCTACAACGTCGGATCCGGCGCGGCGTGCCGCTCCACGCTCGTGGCGCGCCTGCGCCAGCAGCCGCCGGACTATGCCGGCGCATGCCGCGAGCTGCTGCGCTGGACGCGCGCCGGCGGGCGCGAGCTGCCGGGACTGGTGAAGCGACGGCAGGCGGAATACCGGCACTGTATGGGGGAGACCGCGCGATGATGCCCTTTGCCATGCCATGGCCCGCCATCGCCGTGGCGATGCTCTGCGTAGCTGCTGGCGTTGCCGGAGGGTACGCCCTCAAGGGGCGGCTGGCCGAGGCGCAGATCGCGCGCATCGAGGCCGCGCACGCCGCCCAGAGGCAGGCTGCTGCCGAGGCCGCCGCGCAGCGCCTGGCCGCCGCGCAGGACGCCGCCGATCGAGCGGTCGCGCAGCGCGATGCGCGTATCGCACAGCTTGACGCTGCCACCCGGAGACTCCGCCATGATCTACGCAGCGCTACGACCGGCCGCCCTTGCCTCTCTGCTGACGCTCGCGGCCTGCTCCAGCAATCCCCCGCTTTCGGCGCCGGACTGCCCAAGACCTCCGGCGGCGTTGCTACTGCCCCTGCCGCCGCTGCCCCCGATCCCGGCGAGCGCGCCGACTCCACGGACGCCGACCTTGCCCGATGGATCCTCGACGCCGCCGCCCTCTATGAGCAGTGCCGCGCCCGGATCGACGCCATCCGGCAGTGGGATGAGGTAAGCCGTGGAAGGTGATGTGCTGATGGGCGCGCCCTGGCAATGGCTGCTCGCGATGGGGGGTGCAACGCTCGCTGGCGTGTTCGCGCTGCTCAAGTGGTTCGCCGGGCGGCTCCTCGCCGACATCGACGCGCGCCTGGCGCGCATCGACGAGATCGAGCGCAGGGTAGATCAGCTACTCGCCGACCTCCCGCTGCACTACCAGCGCCGCGAGGACGCGATCCGTGAGCTGGCGCAGGCCGACGAGCGTTACCGGCTGGCGGTGGAGCAGATCATCCGGACCCTGCGCGAAGAGCTGGCCGAGAACAAAAAACGCCTGGGCGAGCTCGAACGCGAGCGGCAGGCCGACAGCCGCCGCTGCCAGACGCGCGACGACGCGATACGCGAGTACACGAGTCTGAACGCCAAGATCGACCGGATCTACGAAGTGATGATGGAGCTGCGCCGTGAGCGATAAACACCTCGATGAGCTCATTGACCATGCGCGCGCCGAGCGCGAGTACCTGCGCTGGGTGATCCTGATGGCGCTGTGGCACGCCCGACCCTACGGCACGGTCGAGACGGTGATCATCGGTGCGTGCCGCGATATCCACCTGCGGGTCACCGCCGACCAGCTGCGCGCGGAGATGGTGAGCCTCAAAAAGCGCGGACTGATCGAGATCGACGACTCGGGGCCGATCTGGTCGGCGCAGATCTCTCCGCAGGGCGAAGCGATCGTGGATTACCGCTCCGACTGTCCGCCGGACATCGCGCGCCCGCCGCGCTGGTAAGGCATGCCGCGCCGCCCGAAAGTCACCGGCCTGCCGCCGGCCGTACGCGCCGAGCTGGAACGGCTGCTCGCCGACCAGACGCATGGCGGCTACCAGGCGCTCGCCGCCTGGCTCGCCGGGCAGGGCTACGCCATCAGCAAGAGCAGCCTGCATCGCTACGACCAGCGCATCCAGCGCAGCATGGCCGCCATCCGCGCCTCCACCGAGGCCGCGCGGCTGATCGCGCAGACCAGCCCGGACGATGCCGACGAACACTCCGCCGCCGTCATCCGCCTGGTGCAGTCGGCGCTGTTCGACGCCATGCTCGCCGTGCGCGAGGCCGAAGACGCCGACCCGGCCGAGCAGGTCAAGCTCCTGACCCACGCCGCGCGCGCGGTGGCCGAAGCCAGCCGCGCGTCCATCGGGCAGAAGAAGTGGGCGGAAGAGGTGCGCGCCAAGCTCGACGCGGTGGAGCGCGTCGCTGCGCGCGAGGGCAAGACGTTGGACGCGGCGACGCTGGAGGCGATCAAGAGGGGGTTGTATGGGGGGTGATGCTATGTCGGAGGTCGAACCTTCGGTGGCACGTGAAGCTGCTCATCGAGCAAGTCCAGCAGCGACCCAATACCGTCAAGAAACGGCTTGCCTGCTTCGCTGTTTGCGT